CGGGGGGTGAACTGAGACATTAAGAACCGAATGTGATCAGATAATCTCATTTATAGACAAATATTTTGATAGGGTTTTCGGTCTATATGAAGTGACAGAATTATCTAATAAATTATCGGTCGCAACATCATATTCATGGTACAATTCAATGTTATCTGAAATGTCTTATGTGAGAATGGTCATTAAAGACACTAAGATGATACCGATATATGGTAAAGAACGTGGTGATGGTGAAGATTATAATAGTGGGGTTGATTTTTCAATTATCGACAATGGAGTTGATATTCAATATCAACATAAGAGATGTAACGATTCCTCACATCACCCCATTCGAGTGGTTTTAGACGATGAAAATGATTGTGTTATTATCCCAACGAGTATCAGTAAAAGGAAACATAGAGACGTAGACTACTTAGTTGTTGAAAATAACGGTACAATATATGAATTTAATATACAGGGTATTGAGACCGACGAGTCAATAGAAGTGACTAATTCAACCACAACAATACCTAACGATAGGTTGACGAACGTTTTTGAAAAGGACGAGGATGATCAACTTAAACTGTTGATGGATATCTTCAGAAGATGTAATCTTATTGGTTACACTTTTAACATTTTTGATTCTGTTGAACCTTATGTCGACCTAAATGTGAAAAATAAACAAATAACTATTGGGTTTGGGGGTGTAGATATAGAATCTGTTGAGGAAGATTTAAGAAAAACTTTAGATATTTTACTTAATACTTTTAACTAACTCACTTGCAAAACTTTCGGAGTATTCTCCGTCACCCATAACTTGATCAATAATATCCTTTTTCTTTTGTAGTATATTATATACCGTCATTTCGATGGTATTCTCAAACACGGGATAATATACAAGTACACTGTTCTTTTGTCCGTATCTATATGCCCTGTCCTCTGCTTGTGAGTGATCCGCAGGAACAAAAGATAAGTCATTCATAATAACAGTATCTGCCTCGGTAAGGGTAATACCCACTCCCGCCGCTTTAATATTACCAATGAAGATTTTAATTTTATCTTCATTTTGGAACCTATCCACAGATTCTTGTCTTGCAATTTTAGACATTCTCCCATCTAAAACAACAGACTTCTTTTTATACTTTTCATGTATCATGTCAAGTGACATGGTAAAGTTTGTGAAGACAATAACTTTCTTACCTTGTTCTAACACTTTATCTATTAGTTCACAGGTGTGTTCTACTTTCTCGATGGCAATGAGTTGACGTAGTTTCATTAACCTGTTTAGGGTTACGGTAATACTTTCTTTTTCTTTATTCTCTTCACTAATCCTTAGAAATTCGGTCAGTTCGTCATCATAGAATGAATTCTTTAATTCTAACCAAATTGGGGATATAATTTTTTCAGGTAAGTCAAGTACATCGGTCTTAAGTCTTCTAAGGACCACTGCCTTAGTTTGTTCTCTTAATTCATCTAAATTACTTGCACCACTCGTATTCCAAATCTTTCTACCACCTACTCTAAATTGATATCCTTTACAATACCTCATCACATAACTCTTCCAATTAAGGGTGAGTGGTGAATTGACAATCCTAAGTAGGTTGTAATAATTAATAGGTCTCGAGGTCATAGGGGTACCTGTAAGTAACCAAACCTTAGGGATCTTAGCCAAGATATCATTTAGTAGTTTAGTTCGTTGTGCTTGACTATTTGAGATGTAATGGGCTTCATCTACAATAGCGAGATCAAAACCTTCATTTAAAATGATTTGGTATGCTTCACTATCCTCACTATTTTCCGTGGTGTGGAAATTTTTAAGAATGTCATAATTAATGATATAATACTTAAAGGTAGAACCCCACTTTTTTCCTTCGACAATTAATACATGGTCTTCTGAGTAATTTTCTATTTCTCTTTTCCAATTAATTTTTAGTGATGCGGGACACACAATCAACACCTTCTTCGCCTTACTTTCAATAGAGGCAATTACAGTGGAAGTTGTCTTACCAAGTCCCATATCATCAGCAAGGATAAACCTATCATTGGCGAGAAGTTTCTCAATTGCCTCTTTTTGGTGAGACATTGGGGGTCTTTTAGAATACGGTGAATAATCAACTTCTCTATCTAATGTCTTTTCTTCCTGTATAATTGACGCCTTTGGGATCCACATTGTAACGGGTTTCATTTCGTTTGTGAGGTTTCCCCATATGTGATACGCCTTGTCGGTTTCACATAGAAGTTTCTCAACCCAAATTTGGTCAACAGGTTTCATTAGTAATCTTTCTTCCTGAAGTTTGGACCCGAAATGTTTTGCAATTTGGATATACTTTTTCGCCACTTTCGGTTTCACATTATGATACTTCAGAATATAATCCGATTGTGGTCGAGTTAAATTATAATTTTTTGTGGACTCAGATCTTTTCTGCCACTCTAAAATTTGGTTATTATACCCCGTATAACCCGTTAGTATTTCTCTCGCTTCTATTTCAGGTATTTCCTTTCCCATACATTTACTTAAATATAAGGAATTCAAATGAATATTTAAACTATTTATGTATATGAGTAAAAAGTTACCAATCACAAGACTTAGTAAATTCTTCTCGAATGAGGATTTCGATTTCAACCTACAATTGGGTAAGGAATATTTACACGGTGATTTGAATATGACGTTAGTTCTTTACAGGGTTGATACTGAAAGTACTGATACCGATGCGGTTTATGCGGAGGTTGGTAAGGATCAGATAAAATTCTTCCCACCCATCGAGTTCAATGCGTTAGTTAAAATTGAACAACCTAAAAACTCGTCTTATAAGAATGGTACGGTTAGGTATTTGGAACCCGGTAATTTAACCTTATCGGTTTACATTGATCACTTACAAGATTTAGGTATTGATATTAGATATGGTGACTTCATTGGATATCCTGAAACAGAGGATAAAATAAGGTATTATACCGTAAGTAATGATGGTAGAGTAACTTCGGACAATACTCACAACATGTTCGGTTTCAAACCATATTATAGAACAATAACTTGTGTTCCGGCACAAGAGGCAGAATTTAGAGGTGTATAATGGGATATCCTAAAAGAAAAAACAACGTAAAGGTTTACCAAGGAAATGAATTGGTGGAGAGAAGACAGGAGTTATTAGATAAAATAACACAAGGAGATTCTTTTTTACCTGATTCAGTACTTCATGATGATTTGGATTTAGGGATGTTAGACTTTGTCAAACAAAACTTCGGTATTGTGTCGGATGGTGGTCAAGTTCCAATTATACCTAAAATATTAACCATACAAAGATGGGGTGAATTCACAAATACATGGGACTTCGCTGATTTAGATGGTAATCCATCATTACCTTTTATTGCGGTAATAAGAAGACCTGACGTTCAACCGGGTACAAATCCAAGTTTACAAAGAACAATACCTGATAGACAACAATTCCATTATGCAACAGTACCAACATGGAATGGTACTCAAATGGGTGCCGATATCTATAAAATACCCCAACCCGTAGCGATCGATATCACTTATGAGGTGAGTATTGTATGTACTAAATTCAGAGATTTAAATAAATTTAATCAAATAGTACTACAGAAATTCTCATCACGTCAGGCGTACACAACGGTAAAGGGTCATTATGTACCAATTGTATTAGATAACATTGAGGACAACACACCTGTTGAATTGGACTCTCGTAGATTTTACGTTCAAAATTATAGATTCGTTTTACTTGGTTTTTTAATTGATGATCAAGAATTCGAGGTTAAACCTGCGGTGAGCAGGTTATTCTTAATGAATGAATTTATCCAAAGTAATAATTACGAAAAGAAATATCTCACTAAAAATTTAGAAATATCTGTTGCCACGTTCACTGCTGATGGACTTCAAACAGTATTCAGTGTAGGAGAAACCATAGGTATTTTATTTAATGTTTCAATAAATGGTCTTGTTCAAGAAAGGGATATTGATTTTTATCATGTCGCACTGACCTCTAAAATTACATTCGTTGAACCTCCAAGAGAGAACTCAAAGGTAACCATCACTTATTATAAAGGTAGATCGAGTGTCTTTGTTGATAGTGAGGGTAACGTTAGACAGGTATCTACCGAATACTTCACATATAATGGATCATCAGTATCATTCACCACGACTAATAATATTGATAGTGTAATAAGTTTAGATATTAACGGTCTTTTACAAGAAGAAGGGGAAGACTTTGATATTTCTTCAGGAACTGAAATTACTTTAAAAGGGACACCGAGAGTTGGAGCAAGGATTGGTGTGACTTATCTATTCTAACTATTCACCATATAGGTCCTTTTTTCGATCAGTACAATACTTATCCACCCACATTTCCACGACCTTATAAATCTTCATACCATGTTCATCACAGTATGACTTTAGTTTATCATGGTGTCTATCACTGATTTTAAGGTTTTTTGTTTTTCGAATACTCATAAAGATAAAAAAGGATACAATTATATCTTTAAATATCTCAAAATAAAAAAGTTGAGAAATCTTTACTAAAAACAAAGATATTTATATAAAGACAATAAAAAATATAACTCAAGTAATCGATGGCAAATTCAAACAGAGTATTCGTTTCTCCGGGTGTGTATACATCAGAGAAGGATCTAACGTTCGTAGCTCAAAGTGTAGGTGTAACTACCTTAGGTTTGGCGGGTGAAACTATTCAAGGACCCGCATTTGAACCAATTCTAATAAGAAATTTTGATGAATTCAAAACCTATTTTGGTCCTACCTCCCCTGTAAAATTTTCAGATGGTAACCCTAAATATGAATTAGGATATGTTGCAAAATCATACCTACAAGAATCAAATCAACTTTTCGTAACGAGAGTTTTAGGTTTAACAGGATATAAACCACTAAAAACTTTCGGGATTAAAACATTAGGAGGAATTACTGTAGATTTAGATACGTTAACCAACTCAGTGGTTAACAATTTATCAGGTGCTACACCAAACGCGAACACGGATTTAAGTATCGCGGGGTCAGCATTCTACAATGATTTATCTGACAAAACAGCAAACGACGGTACATCAATCCCTGATTTTATAACAGGATTAACGGTACAAGACGGAACATGGTTCACAATCGGTCATGTAGATGGGAATGATACAGCATCATTAACCGACTCATTACAAATCACAGGACCTATTGGTAGTAACTCAAATAATAATTGGTACAACACATTCTTTAAGGAGGATGGTTTAGGAAATATAGATGGTGTTTATTCATACTTGTTTGTGTGGAGCACAGCAAATAATGGATGGAACATTGCACAATATGAGTGGTCTGCGGAAGTAAACGCCGACTATGACAATATGATTGTATTGGCATTAAGATCGAGAGGTTCGTATGATGGTGAATCATTAGAACTTGAAGTTACAGGTAATACCGATCTAACGATTTCATCTACTGAAATTGGATCTAATCCTCTTGGTGAATTCACATTAACCGCGGTTGGATCAACAAGTGGTTCTAAAACATTCACATGTTCTTTAGATGTCTCATCAACAAAGTATGTGTCTAAAGTATTAGGTAGTGATGTTTTTGATAAGAAAAAAGGTGAATTCCCTGTTTATGTATTTGAAGAATACCCTAACCTATTAAAATCTTTACACGATTTAGGTTTAGTAAGAGGTTTATCTACTGATGTTGTTTATCACGATGTCGATAACGACTTCTTAAATCAATGGGATACTCCCGCATCACCAACCATCGTATCGGAAGTGAGAGGTGGTACTGTTTCAGATCTATTTAGTATCGTAAGTATTTCTGACGGTGACGCAGCAAACAATCAAGTAAAAATACAAATCCAAAACATTGATATTGAAACGGGTGAATTTGATTTAATCGTTAGAGATTTCAATGACACTGATGATAATATGTCAGTACTTGAGAAGTTCTCAAGATGTTCAATGAATCCTGATTTACCGGGGTACATTGGTAGAAAGATTGGTACATCAGATGGTGAATACGAACTAAGATCTAAATATATTATGTTGAACTTAGCAGAAGATCACCCTGTAGATGCATTCCCCGCTGGATTTAAAGGATTTACTTCAGATCTTTTAGGTACAAGTAAGATTGGTAATGTATTATATAAAACCAAATACAATGATGCAGGTGATGTTATTGGATACTCTTCTTTAGGTGAACCTGAATTAACAAACGGTGATAAAGTAAGAAAGGTAACTTTAGGTTTATCAAGTCAAATTGGTTTGGATTCTGATTTATTCCACTATAAAGGAAATGCAGCGTCTCAAACTTCACATGGATTCCACTTATCAGTTAATGCACCGACAGGTTATAAGACAACACCTTACGATTTAGAAGGTGCGGATAAAGGAAAATTAGATTCAAAATCATTTAGAAAGTTCACATTGGCAGTATGTGGTGGTTTCGATGGATGGGATATCTACAGAGGTACAAGAACTAATGGGGACGGTCACATTTTCGGTAAGAACACTTACGTAAGTGGACATACAACTAACGGTGGTGTATTCAGTTCTGCGGTGGGTAATTCAGATTACTACGCATACTTACAGGCAATTGAAACATTCTCTAACCCTG